CGGAAGGTCACGCCGCCGTCGTAAATCGAGATCCTCGCATTCGGATCAGTGACGGTATCGGCGAGATCGTCGGGCAATATCCCAATCTGAATTTGCCCGTAATCGTTCCAAAGCCCCCAGGTCGGCTCCCCGATCGCGTCCGCGCTCGGTTGAATGATTAGCGCGGGACCGCCGCCAGATGCCGCCTTCAGGATGATATTTTGCGAGAGACGATCGGACGTCCAAGTCCCGCCGACATTGACCGAGAGTGTCCCGTATATTTCCGTCCCGTCGACCGCGATCCCTTGGCCGATCTGGTATTGGAGGGTCTCGATCTCCTGCTTCGCATACGCGAAATTTATCCGGACGGCATCGGTCGACGCGGCAAATGATTCCGGTTGCGTCGGATCGATCATCGACGTCATGTCGGCGGCTCCGTTGGAGGGTTGGGACCCGTGATAATCCGGACAAGCGCGGCGCTTTCGGGATGCTCTTCAAGCGGCGCCTTGTGAATGTCGAGATCGAGCGCTTCAAGCAAGATCGCGTCGTCGGTCGGCTGTACGCCGTCTAGCTCGCTTATCTGCCAGTCGACGGCGAATTCCCATTGGTAGAACAGCCGCGCGCGATCTAGATCGAGATACCGCGCGCCGCTGAAGTACGTCCCGCGCGCCATCCGGCAGTCGCCGATCCGCAGATTGAGCACCGAGCGATAAAGCTGCGTCTCGACGAGATCGAACGCCATGACCGGCGCCTGTCCCCGGCGATCTTGCTGCGCGTCGAATTCGACCGCGATCCCGATCGTCTTATGGACGATCTGTTGGAGATTGCCCCACCCCTCGTTCGGGTCGGCTTCCTGGCCGAGCGGGAGAACATACGCCGCCGGGAGCGCCATCGACGTGTTATAGTTCTTCAGCCCGGCGACGAATTCCGCCGCGCCGGCGACCCGGCCGCCAAAGATCGGCGCATTCGCGCGTATCTGTTCGATAAACGCGGCGATAATCACTTAGCCTTGGTCTCTTTCCACGTCAGCCCTTGGCGGAACGCGGCCTGGACGCGGCGCGTGATATCCGGCGCCTCGCGCTTCATAACGAGATCGAGAAACGGCCGAGGCAACAGGACGCGCGTCGTATACTTCCCCTTCGCGCGACGCCGACGCGGGTAGCGCGCGCGATGTGCCGCCGCCGCGTCCGGCCGTCCGCCGAATTGATTCCCGCCGCCCTTGGCGCCGGCTTCAAGGAAGAGCGAATAGAATTGTCGCGCGCGGACCGCGAAGCCGAGCCCGCTCTTGTACGCGTAGTTTTTCAGCGACGTCCGCAAGCTCCCCGAGACCCGGACCGGCGGCGAGCCGGGCGACGAGGCGCGATACTTCGCGCCGCCCTTGGCGGTATAGCTTCGGCCCGAGCCGCCGGCGCGATTGATAAGCCGCGCGGTCTGCGTCCGGACCGAGCCGCCGGCCGAGCGCATCAGGTTCTTAAGCTCCCGGTCGTTCAGCACGATCCCGCCCCAGCCGGTAACGGCGATCTTGATCGCGGCCATTAGCGGAGTCTTGGGACCATTCCGCCGGCGCCGAGCGCGCAGGCGACGAGATCGAACAGGACGTAAATGACGAAGATCGATACGACGACCCAAATCACGACGTTTATCGTCGCCGGGATTCGCCCATCGACGCTGCCCATCATGGGGAAAACCCAAAGCCGTAGGATCGCGAGCACGCCGCAGATAACGACGAGGATAACGAGCATCTGGACGAACCAAGCAAGGCTAAAGCACATCGTCAGCCTCCCGAGAAAAGGCCGCCGAGCGTCATCACGACCTCGACGTCCGCATTGTTATTCGGTTGCCCGCCCGTTCCGCTGCTTAGAGGCGCGACCGCAAACTGAAACCATGAGCCGTTGTCGATCGCGTCGGCGGTCACGCTCCATTTGCCCCAGCGCGCACTATCAGCCGGGTCCCAAAGGTAGAAATTGTCGCCGGCGCGCATCTGCCGAAGCGTCGCGCCGAAGTTTCTCCCGCCGTTGGCGATCGCCGACATGACAATCGTGCTCGCCGACTGGTCCCACCAAAGTTTGTTATTGAGCGGCGGCGTCGCGGCGGTCGTCGTCCAATCCCACGAGCCCGTCATGGTCACATAAGGCGCGACCTGACCGCCCGCGTCCGCCTGAAGCGCCTCGATCTCGTCTTTCGCCGCCGCGAAATTCGCGCGGACGTCGGCGGTATAGGCGATCGAGCCGCTCGGCTTGGTCGGATCAATGTTGCTTGCCATTAGCTCCACACCGTCGCGCCGTCGTCCCATCGCGTCGTCCCGTCATCCCAGGCGGTCGCGAGATACGGCTCCGTGAAAAGCGCGTTGCGCGTCGCGTCGCTATCGTCCGGCGTGACGCGCGCATGCTCTAGCTCGCACTCCATCTGAAGAAACCGCTTGCGGCCGGCGATCTCTTTCGTCCGCCGGACCCGGAAGAGATCGGTCCGCTGCCGGCCGTCGTCGCGGAGCGACGAGCGCGCGACCACGTCGACCGTTCCCGGATAGTTCTGCCAACGGACGGTCACCATGTGCGTTATCGGCGTATCGACCTGCGTCGACTGGTAGAACGTCGACGCATAGGTCGGCTGAATATCGGCATGGACGACCGCGACCGGGACGAGCGTCTCGGTCAGCCCGAGATCGTTCGCCGGCGCTTGGTCCCGGCGGTACAGCGTGACGAGCCAGCGGAGCGAGCCTAGGGAGCCCGCTAGAGCGCCCGTAGGGTTAGCCGGCATGATCCATAGGCCCGGAAGCGCGGGACCGCCCTAGCACCCCTAGGAAGCCGCGCGCGGAGGCGGTCAACCGGCGAAGGTCCAAAGCCGGAAGGGATCGAGCAAGCGGTGAAACGCCGGCGGGAGATCGGCCGAGACGTCGCCCCGGTTTTCGTAATAGTGGGCGACCCCGACGAGCAGCGCCATGCGGATCGGCATGGGGACCGCCGCCGGGTCGGCGGCGTCATAGCCGGCGGTATAGTCGATCAGCATGCTTTGCTGCGGAATGCGCGGGAGAAGCGTCGGCTTGACCGCGACGTAACCCGGCTCGACCGCTAGGTTTAGATCGTAATCGGCCGGGTCGGCGATCTGCATATCGCCGAGCGCGCCCCAGGTGATCTGCTCGACCGAGATCGCCGGCGCGCGCGGAAGCTCGATCGGCCGCTTGACCAGCGGCGGCCAATTCAGCGGAAAGACGATCAAGCTCTGCGGGACGAGCGGCGTCGCGGTCGGCGGCGGCGCCCATGTGATCGCGTATTGCAGCTTTTGGGTGAACAGCGCGCGGTTAAGGTACGCTTCGGCCTCGATCCGCGCGCTGGTCAGGTACATCGCGATCAGCGCGTCGTCATAGCCGGTATCAATCCGGCAATGCTGACGCGCGAGATCGACGGTCACGGGCTCGGTAGCCGGCGCCTGAATGACCCGAAGTGCGGCATACAAGCGCTAGGCTTTCCTGACGAGCCCGCCGGGCTGACGCAACGGTCCGGACGGCTGCCCAGAATCATCCGAGACCGTTGCCGCTGGCGAGGTAGGCACCAGGAGATCGAGCGGCTGCGCGAGCCGTTTCGCGTATAGCTCGCGCGCCGCATCCTCGGGGACGGCGATCAGCTCGCCCGCCATGTACATCGAGAATCGCCGCAACGTCCGCATGCGGACGAAGCTCCCGGCCGGCGCGTCGCTCATCGCCGGTGGGCCCCTCGATTATCGCGCGCCGGCGGCGCCGGCGCTTTCCGCTCGCCTTCTCCCTCGGGCGGCGGCGGCGGAGGGTCGGGCGGATCGACCATGCCGATCGCGAGAAGGTCCGCCGCCTCTTGGGCGGTAAAGGCGGCGATCTCGCCGGGGAAGTAGCTTAGGTGTTGTTCGCAAAACGTAACCGGCGTGTCGCGGTCCGGTATACCTTCGACCGGCATGGATCGATCTCCTTACTTCGGGTCCGTAAGCGTCGGGGGAGCCTGCGCGCCAGTCGCGGCGGCCGGACGGATCGCGGCGGCTTGCGACCATGACGGATTGAGCGCCTGCGTCGTATAGGGGACGCCGGGCGAGCCGGGGACGCCGGCGAATGCCCAATCTTGCGTCAGCAACACCACGAGCGACTGAAGGTGCCGCATGTCGCAGTCATGCTCGGTTATGACCCGGAAGAGCGACTGATCCCGCTGGAATGACGAGACCATGCTTACCCCGTCGTTGTACGCCGCGACGTCGGACGCGTCGACGATCGCGTTGTACGTATCCGCCAAGATAAAGTCCGCCATATCGCAGAAGTAAATCTCGCTTCCCTTCGTGAAGGTCGAGATCGCGAGGTTTGTCGGAATCTGCGTGGTAAGCTGAATCGGGTAGCCTTCCCACTTCCCCGCCTCGATCTCGTCTTTCCAGTAGAACCCGCCGACCTGATCGCGCGCGAGCGAGATAAATCGTGCGATCGTCGGATGCATGAACCACGTCGGACGGATCATGCGGCTATTGCCATTCTGAAGCGCGAGGATCGCGGCGGACGCGCCGGCGAGGATCGCGGTCAGCTGGTCGCCCGGCGCCGGCGTCGTCGGCATCGCCGTGACGGTAATCACGTTCGCCGCCGCCGCCATCCGACGCATGCCGATAGGACCCTTGTCGGTCCCGTCGCCGCGTAGGAAAGCGAGATCCTCGCGCCGCGCGACGGTCTGGACGAGATCGTCCCGGACGATCTCCTCGACGCCGATCGGCGAGCGCCGGATCAGGTCATTCGATACCGGGACCATCGCGGTCAGCTTTTTCGCGACGAGATTGACGTCGTCGAACCGCTCTTGTGAGACCGCGATGTCGTCAAGCTCGTTCTGGTACGCCGCCGTCGCGCCGCCGGCGAGCCGGGGGATTGTGATATTGCCCATCGGCATGCCGATCTCTAGCGGTCCCGCGTTACGGACGGCGGTCCGCGCGCGCAATAGCTCGATCATATCCGCCATAAAGTCCTGCGGGATCAGCGCGCCGCCTTCGCCGGTTACGCCGGAATTCAGCGCGCGAGCGACGATATCGTCGCCGAAGCGGTTATTAACGAATTCCGCCGCCTTCTCCATCGAGACGTGATTGAAGCGCGCGTGGAGCACGCCTAGGACGTAGCGCGTCGCCTTTATCCCGCGCTTTTCTTTCAACCCGGCGTCGGGATCGCGCTTTGCGCGCGCCGGCGCCTTGGCGCCGCTCTGAACGCGGAAGCTCGCCCGGCGAGCGCCACGGAAGGCGGCCTCTTCGGTATCGTCCTCTTCGTCCTCGTCGCCGTTGGCATCTTGCGCGCCCTCGGCGGCGGCTTGCATTGCGGCGGCGACACGCTGGAGCCGCTGATCGATCGCGGCGAGCGCGGACGCTAGCTCGTCGAACGTATTCGACTCCTCGTCGCTGACCGGCGCGTCGTCGCTCTCGGCTTTGACGATGCTGCCCATTTTGGCGACGACTTCAGCGCGCCGACGCTTTAGCTCGCGGTGCTTCTCGGAAAGGGTTGGCATGACTCATAACCTCGCGTTGGTGGGGAACGGACCGGCATCCGGTCCGGCGGTTGCTAGGGCGAGTTGGAACACGCGTCGGCGGCGCGCTCGTGCTATTCTTGCTTGTTCATTAAGGCCCGTGACCTCTTCGCCGGTCACAGGCGGCGTATCGTTGGCGATCGCGGTCCCTTCGCCGGGACCCGGCGCTTCGATTAGCGCCTCGGGATTAGCCGGGACGGTGACGACGGATAGCTCGACAAGCTCCTGCTCCTCGAAATCGATCCCCGGAAACCAGTCGTCGGCGCCGCGCGATTTGTCGGTCGTATATTCCCAGGCGAGCGGCCGGAAACCGACCGAGGTCGCGGCGATAAACCCGCCGCGCGCGAGCCGGTAAACCGACTCGGCGAATTGGCCGCCTTCCGGCGTATCGCTCGGGATAAACTCGACCGACGCTTTCAGCGCGCCGTCGACGATCTCGACGTCGAACGCGCGGCCGATCGGGAGCCGGCTCGCGTCATGCCCCCAAAGGACGACGGGGTTGCGGCGAAAGTTTTTCAGATCCCAGCCGGCGAGCGCGATCCGGTCCTGTTCGCGATCGACCGCCGCCGTCGAGATGGTAAAGCGTAGCGCGCGCGCTTCGCCGAGCGCTTCCGCCGGCGCGATGATCTGCTTGCGAAGTCCGATCGCCGCGCGGGTCACGTTCCGGCCGCGATTGAACGTCTTGAATTGCGTCGAGCTAACGATCTGCATCGTCGGTCGCTCCCGGTTCTGCGCGCGGCGCTGCTGCACCAGGCGCGGCGGCGCTCTCGCTCGGCGCGGTCGTCGTCTGCGCGAGATTGTCGGACGGAACGGCGGTATTGAGCGGGACGCGATACTCGTCGCCGTGACCGTCCTCGATCGGATTCATGTTCTCGCGCGCGCGGACCTCGTTCCGGTTCAGCCAGCCGTTAAGCGTCCCGATCTGGTACGCCTGGAAGCGGGTCAAGAGATCGCCGCGCGTCATGTCGTCGAAGTCAAACTTGCATTCGAGCATGCCGCGCTCGTCGTCGAACAATAGGTGGTGGTCGAAAAGCTGCTCGATCGATCGCGTCGTCGGCTTCAGCGCGCTATCGACGTATTGCTGATTCTGCTGCTCGATATTGTTTAACGTCGCTTTGTCTAGCTCGCCGAGCCGGTGCGGCGGGACGCCATAGAGCCGGCAGATGTCGATAACCTGAAAGCGCCGCGTTTCGAGAAACTGTGCCTCTTCATTGGTGATAGCGATCTTGTCGAATTTCATCCCTTCTTCAAGGATCGCCGCCTTGTGCGCGTTCTGGACGCCGGCATGGGTCTCGCGCCAGCTATTCGCGATCCGGTCCGCCGCTTCTTTCGATAACGAGCCGGGATGCGAGATCACGCCGCCGACCTGACCGCCCTGGCGGAAGAGAATCCCGCCATGCTGCTGCGTCGCGAGCGCGAGACCGATCACGTCCTGCGCGATCGCGATCGGCGAGACGCCGACGTAACCGTCCATCGAGATATTCTTGATATGGATCATGTCATCCGGCGGGATCAAAAGCCCCTGGCCGATCCGGCGCGAATTGATCCGGTACCAAAGCTCGCCGTCGTCAGTCAGCATGATCGTGCAGCGATCCGGCGCGATCGGGACTAGCTCGATCGGATTGGCGTCTTTGTCCCGCTCGATCACGATAAACGCGTTCCCGCGAAGGCAAAGCGAGGTCACGGCATAGCCGATGAACTCGAAAAACGTCTGCCAGCGATTCGGCCGGCGGAATAGCTTGGTCAATGGGTGCTGAAGCTCGCGCCGATAGCCGCCGCCGACCAAACGGCGCCTGACGAACGGCTGAAGCATGGCGATATCCTGCGAAATCGCCCGAATGCAGGAATAAACCGCCGCCGCCTGAAGCGCGGTAAATGGCGTGACCGAAACGCCGGTATTCGACGCATAGCCGCCGAGCGCGGCGTATAGCATCGGCTGCGGCCAGCCGAGACCGCCGAGCGTCGAGGTTACGGCGGCGTCGTTTTTGGTTTCCGGCGCGCCCGGCGTCGCGGCCGGCGTCCCCGAGGACGAGCCGAGTAGCCATTGGCCGAGCTTTTCGCGGAATGTCATCCGAGCACCAGCAAGCCGCGTGATTCGTAAACCGAGGTCGTCTCGACATGCGTCATTGCGCGCGCGATCGCCATAATCAGCGCGACGGCGGCGTCGATCTTATGCTCGGGACGCGCCTTGCGCGGGTAGACGTTGCCGCGCGCGTCATAGTGCCCGACGACGTTTCCGACGCACCAAGCGAGCGCGCCGTTGCCGTCGTGACGGAGCCGGCCCGCCTGGATCGCGGCATCTAGCTCTTTGGTCGGCTCGCTGAAGTTTTGCGTCGTCGCGCGGAATTCGACGACCGGGACGCCCTCGCCGGCGAGCCGTTGGGCAAGCTGCGTCGAACCCCAGGGATCATACGCGACCGATAGGACGTTGAAGCGCCGGCCGAACTCGATCAGGTCGGTCTCGATCTCGCCGAAGTCCGTTTCATTACCCGGCGTGATCCGCAATACGCCGTCGTGGGCCCATCCCGGATATGACGGGTTGCGCGCTTCCATGACGGCGGACTCGTTCAGATAGCAGCGGGCGAATACCGCGTATCGCGCGCCGTCGCGAAAGACCAGCGCGATCGCCGCGAGATCGGTCTTGCTCGCGAGATCGAGCGCGATGTGACACGGCTTGCCGGCGAAGTCGTCGAGCCGAAGCGTCGGGTCCGCGCAGTTTTGCCATGCGCGCATGCTGAAAAGCGCCTCGTTCGCGCCGACCCATAGGTTTAGATGCCGGGTCTTGAACGCGGACTCTTGCGCGGCGTTGTTCCGCGCCTGTTTGGCGATCGCGCGGATCGCGTCCGGCTGGACGGTCTGTCCCCAGCCGGGATTGACCTTCCGCCATGTCGTCTCGCTCCACGGATCGTCGTCCGGATCGGCGGTATAGATCAGCGCGAACAGCCGATCGTCGTCTTGTATCCCGTCGAGGATACGGATCGAGTATTCCCAAAGCTGCCGACCGACGCCGGCGCTGTTGTCGGTCGCGGTGGTGATGCAAATCAAGAGCGGCTGAATCCGCTTGCCCATCGCGGTCAGCAAGACGTCATAGACCTCGCTCGTCTTGTGACTGGCGATCTCGTCGCATACCGCGACCGCGACGTTTAGACCGTCGAGCGCTTTCGCGTCCGACGAGATCGGCATCAGCTTAGACGCGGTCCGTTCCTGATAGATCGAGTTAACCATAACCTTGACGCCGTACTCCCGGCGAAGCCGGGACGAGCGGCGGACCATCTGCTGCGCCATGTCGAACAGGATGCGCGCCTGATCGCGCGTGACGGCGGCGGCGTAGCCTTCCGCACCGCCTTCTTCCTCCATGAAGGTCGCGTACAGCGCGAGCGGCGCGACGACGGTCGTCTTGCCATTGCCGCGCGGGACCGCGACGTACGCCTGCCGGAAGCGTCGCAAACGGGTCCCCGCCTCGACGAAGCCGAAAAGGTTCGCGTATACGAAGCGCTGCCAATCCATTAGCTCGATCGGCTTGTCGGCGTCCGGTCCCTTGATATTCGGTAGCAAAGACGCGAACGCCATCGCGCGTTGCGCGAGCGCGCGATCGAATCCCCAGGGACCGTTACCGGCTTCGGCGTCAGCTAGCTCGCGGTTGAAGCGCTCGGCGGCTTTGCGCGCGGTCACGCATGCGCCGGGATCGTCCGCGAGCTTCGCGGCGAATTCGATCGCGCGCGCGACGTGGTCGATCCTAGTCGGCGGCATCGGTCAATTCGTCCCAGGGATCGGCTTCGCCCTCGATCAAGCGCGGACCGCCGCCGGGGATCAGTTGGATCCTCGGTCGCGACGCCGGCGAGAAACCAAGCTCGGCGCCGCAGCGGAGCATAATCAGCGCGGCGTGATTCATGATCTTCAGGTACGGCGACGCGGCGGCGGTCCCGTCTTTGTTTTTCGTCAGCAGCGGAAGCTGATTGCCGATATCGAGCCGGGCTTGCGTCATCATCGCGGTCCGGTGCCGATCTTCCGCCTCGACCCAGGTCACGAGAACCGCGCGATCGAGCGCTTTCAGCAACCCGCGCGGGGCGTAGCGCATCGCGTATGCCCAGCCCGCCTTTTGGTTCGGCGTCAGGAAATCGGGCGGGACGACGTCAAGATCGGTCTCGGGCTGCGGCTCGTATGGCGGCGGCTGGCGATTGGCGCGGACCGTCCCGTGGAGCTTGTGAAGCGCGGTCGGCTTGCGCGGCCGGCCGCCCTTATTCAGACCGCGCCGTGGCTTCTGGCTCATGTCTCGATCAGCCAGCCGGCGAATTCGCCGAAGCGGAAAAACTCGATCGCGCTCGGTGGGAGCAGCGCGCGTGTGATTGGCCGCTGGACGCCGCCGAGCGATAGCTCTTTGGCGACGATCTCGGCGGGATCGACGCCGGTCGCAATCTTGCCGGCAAGCGCGAGCCGCCAGAGAACCGTCCCCGGATAGCCGCGCTCGGCTTCCATCTTGTCGAAAACGATAATCGCCCCGCCCGGCTTGGCTGCGGACACCAGGCGCCCGAGCAACGGCGCGCGCTCGGCGACCGGGACGAACATCAAGGTCAGGAACGCGATCGCGACGTCGAACGGATCGAAAGCGACGTCCTCGGCGCGCTCGGTCAGCAATTCGCTATCGTCCGGACCGTCATAAAGCGCCGCCATATCCGGCGACGACTCGACTGAGATCAGATGCGCGTCCCGCGCCTTCAGTGTCGGGGCGAGCGCGCGGCCGATATTCCCGGTCGCGGCGCCGAGATCGTAAATCAGCCCGTCGCGGGGGATGTAGTGGCGCGCGACATGGGCAACCGCGCCGGTCGCGAGGTCATACCAGGGCAACTGCTCGCGGACGTGCCGCTCAAAGCCGGTTGCGACGCCGGGATCGTCGAAAGTCCAGTTTTGCGGGATCGCGAAGCGGGCGGCGGTGTCCATTATGGAAAAATCGCAGACCCTAGCTGCGAATACCCTGGACGATCCCGCCGCCACACCGCAAAAGAAGCTCGCCGACGCAGCAACGCCGGCTCTGAAGTCACGCGTAGCAAAGGAATCCGATTATGCCCGCATCTACCAAGAAAGTCACGAATACCGAGAAGCTCGGCGCCGCGATCCAAGAGATCGCCGAAGAGAAGGCGGCGGCGAAGCGCTCCGCGCGGCTCGCCGCCAGCCTCGACCGGGGGATCGCCAAGGTCCGCGCCAAGAACGCGGCGAAGGCCGCGAAGGCGAAGCCGGCCGCCAAGCCGACCCGCGCGAAAGCGCTCGCCGCGAAGGGTGCGAAGCCCGACGCGATGGAGACGAAGGCCGGTCCGCTCGTTACCGGCGCGAAGGCGACGATCCTGACGCTGATCGAGACGACCAAGGGTGGCATTTCCGCCGCCGAGATCGCGAAGAAGCTCGGCTGGCCGCGCGCCGGCGGGACGATCAGCCGGGCGATCTCGATCGCGCCGTTCAAGGTCGCGAAGCTCTATGACGACGAGGGCGTCTTGCGCTACTCGCGCAAAGGCTGACCCGATCAAGCGGCTACCCCGAGGGGCGCGGAGCGATCCGCGCCCTTCCTGCGTACGGGATCGAGAATCCGGTCGCGGACCGTCTCGGCGATCGCGCGCATCATCAGCGGCGGGACCGCCCGGCCGAGCCGCTCCCACTGCTCGGCATAGGTCCCGAGCAAGACGAAGTCGTCCGGGAAGGCGCATATCCGGCGAAGCTCGGCGATCGAGAATTTCCGGCATTCGGTCGGGTGCGCGACCGACGCGGCGTGCGCCTTGCCGCCCTCGACGGTGATCGTCAGCGACGGCGACGCGAGCGCGGCGCGCTTTAGCTGGAAATACCGATCCGACCACTCGCCCTGGCCGAGCTTGTCTAGCTCGCGACCGACCGCATAGCGGCGCATATCCGCTTCCGGCTCGACCGCGACGGTAAGCTCGCTTCGGGTATGCCGGCGACCATGCGTCAAGACGGTCGGCGCCGGCTCTGAGGCGGGTCTAGAGCCGTCATGGGTCCGGACCGCGCCAATCCCCGGCAAAGCGTCCCGGACGCTGTAGCGGACGCTCTGAGGCGCCGGAAACGCCGGTCCGGTCGGGAGATCGAGCCGGGTCCCGACGAATATCAGCCGTTGCCGGGCTTGGGGGACGCCGAGCCATTGCGCGTCGAGTAGCTGGGAGCGGACGCGATAGCCGGCCGCCTTCAGCGCGCGGAGTATGTCGAGGAAGTACCCCTTGCCGGTCCCCTTGACCAAGCCCGAGACGTTCTCGGCGACGATCACGCGCGGCTGTAGCGCCTGGACGAGCCTGACGTACTCGAAAAAGAGGTCCTCGGTCCGCTGGCGCTTGCCGGCGCTGTAGTTTTTGACCTCGCCCCAGCCGCCGGACCGCTTGCCGGCGGTCGAGAAGCTCGCGCAAGGCGGCGAGCCGTCGAGTATGTCTAGCTCGCCGACGCCGAGCCCGGCCGCCTTTAGGATATCCGCCGGGTCGATCTCGCGGATATCGCGGGTATCGAGCGGCGTATCGGGGAAATTGGCGCGGTAGACCGCCTGCGCTGCGGGGACGAATTCGTTTGCCCATACGACCTTGAAGCCGGCCATCCGATAGCCGAGCGACGAGCCGCCGGCGCCGCTGAAGGTCGAGGCGACCCGATAGCCGGTCAGCGGGATCGCCGCGATCTCGGCCATGCTCGGGACGCGATACGGCGGCTTAATCATCGAGTATGCCGCTACGGACCGGCGGGTCGGGGTTGATCTGCGGCGCAATGCCCGCTTCGTCGGCTGTCAAACGCGAAACACCCGCCGCGCCGGACCAGCGGAAGCCGCAGCGCGGGCAGGTATGCTCGGTCTCGATCGTCTCGTCGTGCTCGGCGAATTCGCCCGGCGGCGTCGGTCCCGCGATCAGATCCTCGATCGCCTTCGCTTCAAAGCCGGTCAGGTCGAGCGGCGCGCCGAGATCGCGAAGCTCGGCGAATTCGAGACCGAGAAGCTCGGCGTCCCAGCTTGATAGCTCGGCGAGCTTGTTATCGGCGAGCCGATAGGCGCGGATTTTTGACTCCGTCCAACCGCGCGCGGTCATCGTCGGGACCTCGTCGATCCCAAGCTGACGCGCCGCGAGAACCCGGCCGTGCCCGGCGATTAGCGCGCCGGTCTCGTCGACGAGAACCGGGATCGTCCAGCCCCACTCGCGGATCGACGCGGCGATCGACGCGATCTGCGCGTCGGAATGAAGCCGCGCGTTTCGCGCGTACGGGATCAGCGCATCGATCGGCCGGCGCTCGACCTGATCGGCCGGCCAGTCGAGCGGTTTCATTCTGCGAGCGGTAGGATTCTGGGGTTTCGGCATGTCAAAAAATCGGT